GTGTACGACTGCTCTAGCAGAAAAGCAACCCAGCCTCCCACGGCCTGTGGGGTGCGGTTGCGGAACTATAGGGGTATGATTGCGGAACCACCCGCCCGAAGCCATGGCGACTCAAAGCACGGCGCTTGCCCCACCAGGCGCCGCCCCCCTCAGCCTGCAGGTCAGCTCTGTTGATGACCTAGCCCGCCTTGCCAAAGTGTTCGCCGCCTCTGGCCTGTTCGGCCGATCCGGTAATCAGGAAACCCAGGTAGCCGAATGCGCCATCCGGCTCATGGCCGGCATGGAGGCGGGGTTCTCGCCGTTTGCCAGCGCCACTGGGATCCACATCATCAATGGTCGCCCGGCGTTCAGCGCCAACCTGCTGGCCCAGGCCGTGCGCCGCCACCCTGCCTACGACTACAGGGTCATGGAGAAATCCAGCACCGTTTGCCGGATCAGATTCCTGGCCAACGGCGAAACCCTGGGCGAAGAGGTGTTCACCATCGAGATGGCAGAGCGGGCCCAGCTGCTCAAGAACCCCACCTGGCGCGCATACCCGGAGGCGATGCTGTTTAGCCGGGCGCTGACCGCCGGGATGCGCACCCACTGCCCGGATGCCCTGGGCGGCCACACGGCGTATTCACCCGAAGAGCTCGGCGCTGCTGAGGTGGTGCCGGTGGTTGTTAGTGAACCGCAAGCACCGCCTTTGCTTGTCACTACAGAGGAGCTAGCCGCCGGTGCTGAGCGTGCCTGCCGTGCCCAGGGCTTGACCGATAACGGCATCACAGCGCTGGTCAATGAGATCAGCAACGGCAACGCCGAGGCCCTAGAGGAACTACCTCACAACATGTTGGCCCGGCTGGCCAAATCTGGCGTTAGTCCGGCCACGGCTGCCCGCTGCAACGCGGTTTACGAGGCCGAACCCGAGCCCACCGACGACCCAGACGACCTCCCAGCCGCCTGGTCGGCTTAAACCATCCACTTACGGAACCATCAACAACACCATGTCAGAAATCGTTGCTCAACTCCTGCGCGCCAGCGTCCACCGCTTCATTGGCCGCCTGGCCCGCGATCCAGAAATCAAATTCCTGCCCAGCGGCAGCACCGTTTGCAACGCCCGGATCCTGATCAACCTGCCCGGGGCAAAACGGGACGACGGCCAGCAACCTGACGGGTTCGACTTGACGATCTGGGGCGATCAAGCCCAGGCGTTCTGTGACGGCACCCACCGCGGCGACCTGGTGGACGTATCCGGCCGGGTGAAGTCCGATAGCTGGACCGATCGCAACACCGGCGAAGTGCGCACGAAGCTGGTGGTCACGGTTGACCAATGGTCCCTGGCCGGCCAACCTCGCCAGGCTGCTGCTCCAGCACCTGCACCGGCTGCTCCGGCTCCGGCGTGCGCGCCTCCTGGTGGCTTTGCCTGGGCAAGCGCCGATGACAGCACCGATTCAGTTCCCTTCTGATGGACGCGATAACCGCCACCCGCCGCCAGCTCGATGCCTTGATGCTCGAGCTCGAGGGCGACCGCGAGGCCCTGGCAGCGGAGCAGGCTGCTGTGGCCCGGGCCGCGGAAAATCTCAGCCAGGATGCCGCCGTCCGTGCTGCCTGGCAGCAGGGCGGTCAGGCGATGCGCGGGAGGGTCCTGCTGCTGATCGACTGCCAGATGGCGGCCCTAGGCCGGGCCGGGATGAACCGCGGGCTGCTCACCGCTCTGCGCCGCCAGGTGGAGGTTGAGGAGCAATGATTCACATCGACTCAAACCAGGGCTGCATCGGTGAGTTCTGGTGGATCAATTCCGACCAGTCCACCCTGCTGCGCGTGAGCACCACCTTTGCAGGTGCGCACATCCACCTCGATCTCGTCCAGTGGGGTAGCTGCGGCTTCGGCCGCGACATCAAGATCGCTATGGAAGGGGTGCCGATTGATGACTAACCTCACCCCCCGCGCCGCCAAGGCCTGGGAAGCGTTCAACCAGGAACAGCCCGGCGTGTTCGTCGATTACGGCGACTGCCTGGCAAATGCGTTTCGCGCCGCAGCTGCCCACCTACTCAAGGAGAAAGGCTGGAGCCTGGGCGTTCGCTGGAGCGCTGAGGAGCTGCAGAGTATCGCAAGAGAGCTGGAGGGGCAGCCGTGACTGACCACATTCCCAACGATCTCAGCCACCTCAGCGATGCAGAGTTCAATTCGCTCTGCCCGCAAGGTGAACACGCACCGGGGCCAGAGCCTCTTTCCCACGCCGCGCAAGCAGTGCTGGATGCGGCCTTTGCACTCTGGGAAACTACCGACACACCTGAATCTATTGCCGCCGCCGCCCTTCGCGCTGCTGCGGATCAGGTGGCGCCCAGTGATGCAATGGAACCGCGCAACAACATACCCATGGCGCTTGAGTGCCAACGCATCCGCAAAGAACTCCTAGCCATCGCCGACGAGCTGGAGGGCCAGCCATGACCACTGACTTCCGCGCCCTGTGCGAAGAGCTGGTTGAAGAACTTGAAGCCTGGATTGGTTACGGCGATGAAGCCGACTGTGCCGATGCACATGTGGTGGTAGACCGCGCCCGCGCCGCCCTGGCTGAGCAGCCGGTGGGGCCTACCCCCATCCCGGTGGCTGAGCGGTTGCCTGGGCCGGAGGATCTCAATGGAATCATTGAAGAATGCTGGTGGTACGACCACGCCTGCTGGTATCTCGACACCTATCAGGCCAACTACACCCACTGGCTACCCGTCAACGCCCTGCCGCTGCCGCCCCAATGAAACGCGAGCGGTTCGAGCGCCCCAGCCTCTGGATCGAAACATCCAGGGACTGGGACGGCCGCTGGTTTGTGGCGTGGCGGCCGCACGTCAGCCAGGGATTCCGCGATCCCAAGGCGATGCTCAAGTGGATCGGCTGGCCCCGCAAGACCCCCACCGACGAGGCATTGCGCGCCTGGCTTGCTGACCTTGCGGCAGCCGATGCCAAACGGCAGACAGTCGGCGAAGCACCAGAGCGGGATGACGCCACTGGGTTCGGCCCCGAGGCCCACCTCGACGAATCAGACCCCAACCATCAAACCCGAACGATCACCTAAACCCCAGGCTCGTCACATTCCGAAGGCCCACGCCGCGGCTGCTCTCCAGAATCCTGGGGGAGCAGTCCGCGGCTTTCGCATTGCTGCTTGAAAATCCTGTCGGCCTCGGTGCCGCTGACGTGCTCGACCGCGATACCGTCACCCTGGATGCGCCAAATCGGCGAACCGTCCGCGCCGATCACAACCTCTTTGGTGGGCAGCGTGCAGGTCATGGCTCAGGGTAAGGAGGATTTCCCCTATGCCCTCTAGTACATTGCTCCGAGCCTGAGCGCACTAGGGGATACATTGGCCGCCATGCGGGTTGCCTACGGTCGAGTCTCAACGGCAAGCGGGGAGCAGGCCTCTGCCCTAAGGGCCCAGCTCGACTGGCTAAGGGCCCAGGAGCCCACCCTGCTGCTGCAGGACGTGGAATCGGGCATGAACACCGATCGGCCCGGCTACCTGGAGCTGCTGGCCCTGGTGGAGGGTGGCCGGGTCACCGAGCTGCTTGCCACAAGGTCAGATCGCCTTGGCCGTGACGCCCAGGAGCTGGTTCGGCTGGTGCAGCTGTGCGATGCCAAGGGCGCCGCGGTCCGCACCAGAGATGACGGCCGGCTGAGCGCCAAGACCGCCGAAGAGCTGATCATGCTGTACCTGAAGGCGGCCATGGGCCAGGCTGAATCAATGCGCCTCTCGCTGCGCGTCCACGCCGGCCTTGGCCAGGGTCGGGCGATGGGCAAGCCGATGCGTAAACCCTGCTGGGGTTACCGGCTGAGCGACGACCGCTCCAAGCTGGAGCTCAAGGAGCCCGACGCCACCATTGCCCGCGATTTCCTCGATGCCCTGAAGGAGAACGGCTGGCGCATGTTGCCAACCCTGAAGGCCAGCCCGCTGGTCCCCTTCGGCAGCGTCCGGGGCGTGCGCGCCTGGTTACTGAACCCCACCATCCGCGGGGCGATCGGCTACAGGCAACTCAAAAATCACCGGTTCGAGCAGATCCTTTGGGATCAGCACGATGCGCTGATTGCGCCGGATGAATTTGCCGAGATGGAGCGCGCCATCGCCCGCAACCGGAAGTTATGGGGCGTTCACGGGCAAAAAACAGTGCGAGCCCTAACCGGCTTGTGCATCTGCTCAGAGTGCCAGAACCGTCTCAAGTACATCGGCGGCCGCACGTATCCAAGCCTCAAGTGCTCCGGCGATCTGTGCTCACAGCACTACAAGGGCGTCCGCGAAGAGTTGGTTTTGATGTGGGCGACCGCTGAGTTGTCGAAAGTGGCAGCGAGCAGGCTGGCGGCGATGGCTGAGCGGTCGGAGCCGGCCGAGGTGACGCTGCTGCGAAAACGGATTGAGGAGCTGGAGAGCCTCCACGACCAGGACCTTCAGCCCGTGATTGAGGCCAAGCGCTCCCGGCTTGAGCAGCTGCTTATCACGCCAACTATTGACGCGGGCTTGATGGAGAGGATGTCTGATCCGCGATGGCTTTCGAGGCTGACGTACGAAGAGCTGACTGTCTTGCTGCACCGGCTTGTGGCCTGCATCCTGATAACCAGGCAGGCTCCGACGGCATTGTCCCTGCGGCCATGAGCGCTTGATAGCGGGCATCGTTGCGCAGGATGATTTCTGAGCAGCTCATTCCCGCACCTCCGGCAGTTTGCTTCCGCATTACGACCCCTTGCGCACGTAGAACTCGCAATCAGCGGCGAACGATTCGCCTTCCGTCAATACATCGGGCATCCCGATGGTGCAGGGGTGGATCTCGTCGTCCAGGCCCCTCCACTCGATGCAGTGCCAGCATTTGCGGCCATTGTTGGGGGCCACGAAATCATCCGGCAGGAGATCGCGGTAGGCCAGGCCCAGGCAGATTTGGCGGATTGCCTCGCGGCTGCAGCGGTACTCCCTGGCCAGTTGGGCCCAGCTGTCTCTCGACTCTGCGCCCCTGGCCCTGATCTCAGTGATTGTTTCAGCCGAAAAGCGCCGCTCCCTGCCTGGATCACGGCGGACTGTGGTGCCCTCCTTCGGCGGGAGTTTCTCCACCAGGCGCTTGGATTCATGCCCGCAGGACTTGCAGATCAGCAGTTGCACGCGCCCATCAGGCCGTGGCCAGGAGTGCTTGACCACCACCGCAACGGCCTGACATTCGGTGCATTGAATCGTTGGCTTCACGCTGGAATGGGTGACGCGGAGAGCAACTGCTGGGGGACCGTCCATTCGTCACCCTGGACATCCACCACCAGGTAGTGGGGCCACCCCGATGGGCCGTAGCCAAAGGCCTCGACGACCTTGGCCGGCCACTGGCTGCGGCGGCTAGCGATGAACACTTCATCGCCAACCTTGAAGCGCCAAGGGTTTTGCCTGAGTTGGTCAACAAGTTTCATGGCTCAGTCTGCGAGGGGTTGGTAACCGGAAAATGCGCCGATGCTGGAGATCTCAGCTGGGGCGGCTGGCGCTGCTTGCCTGATTGCTGGTGCGGTTTCTTCCCGCACGATCTGCACCGCGGCAAACACACCAGCGGCGGCGATCACCATGCCGATCACGGCTCGGCGACGGGCATGGGCCTCGGCAGCAGCACGGAGCTTGCGGTTATGGCGCGCCCTGGCCGTAGCCAGACAAACAACAGAGTGATCAACCCCGCGCCTCGATGCGCAGGATCTCTGAACCGGGGAAGCGCCGCAGGAAGCATTCGCGCACTGTTGGCTCGCTCCATCCTTGGGGGCAGATCCATTCGAGGGTGTGCAATTCATCGGATTTGGTGTAGGTGATTTGGTAGGGCATGGGTTAGATCTGGCCGCTGTTTTCGATCGTTCTGGCTATGGCCCGGCACTGGCCCGCTAGGTCAAACGCCAGCTGGTCATCGAGCCGGTTTCCAGGCGCGTCCCAGGCGTTGTCTTCGATGGCCTTGGCCGTGCTCTGAACCGCATCCAGCAGCCCCACCAGCAGGGGCAGCAGGGGTGCGTTGTGCTCGCCGATGGGCGGCAGGGTCAGCAGGGAATCGACGTGGGCTGGGATGGCATCCCGGGCGGCCTGAAGGATCAGGTCCGACAGGGCCGCGGGACATTCAAGGCGTTGATGGTTCCGAAACTGCATGAGTTGAATTTATGCAATCTTCCAGCTGCGGCGCTCGACCAGGTCAACGCCATCGATCTGCACGCCAGCCTTGAGCGCAGCGCCCAGGGCGGTTTTGTTGGCGCTGTGCGTGGTGCGGCTGGTGACGTACTCAACCGGCAGCTCAGCCACCTCGACCGTCACCTCGACCGCCTGGCTGCGGCGGCTGGTGATCCGGTGCTCGGGGAGCTCCCATTTGGTCGAGTCGGGGTCGATTTTCTGGAGCGCCGCGATCAGCCGGTCCTGCAGGGCGTCGGCCTGCTGCTCGGCGGCTGCGGCCAAATCCTTGAGCCGTTGGGCGTGGGCTGCGCGGCTGATGGCCTGGGCCCGGATGTGGTCAATGACCCAGCACCAGGCGTCGGCCTTGCTGTGGAGCGCCTGCTTATTGGCGGCCTCGGTCGTGATCAGGGCCTCGAGCGTGGCCGTGGCTGCGGCGGCCTCGTCGGGGTCATCAGAGAACAGCAGCTCTGCCGATTCGTTGATCTGCCGCTGGAGATTGAGCGCTTCGCCGGTTAGGTCGAAGAGGGTGGCGGTCATGACTGGCCGGTGGTGGTGTTTCCAACCCCTTAACCCTAGCGTATTGATTCCGCTTTCGCATCCCCTATAGTGCAGGAATTGTTAGGGTCCGATCCGTGGCCACCAACAACCAGCAGGCGTGGTGGCTTGAAGCAATCGGGAGGATTCCCCTGCTGACCCCTGCAGAGGAGCTGGAGCTGGGGGCTGCGGTGCAGCGCTGGCGAACGCACCCGGAGCCCTGCCCGCCAGGTATCAGGCGCCGAGGCCTGCGGGCCCGCGATCGGTTTGTGCAAGCCAATCTCAGGCTCGCCGTTTCCTATGTTTCCAAGCGCTGCAACCGGCTGGCTCGGATCCACGGCACAGAGGATCTGATCCAGGCGGCGAACATGGGCCTGATCACCGCGGTGGAGCGGTTTGATCCGGCCAGGGGTTACCGGTTCTCGACCTATGCCTATTGGTGGATCCGGCAGGCGGTGGGGCGTTTCTCAGATCAGCACGGCCGCTCGATCACCATTCCCGGCAGCCATTCCCAATACCTCGGCCGCATTGGCCCGATCACCCGGCGGCTTGAAGGCGAGCTAGGCCGCCTCCCCACCCACGCGGAGATCGCCGAGGCCTTGGGCTGCAGCGCCGCGGTGCTGGTCCAGGTGTTGGAGAACGGCCGCCCCATCGGCAGCCTTGACCAGGTGGTGAGCGATGACGGCCTGGAGCTGGGCTCGCTGGTGGCGTCGTTTGACCGCACGCCAGAGGAAGACGAGGAGCAACTAGAGCGCTGGAAGCAGGCGGAGCAGTTGCGGAACCTGATCAGCAAACTTCCAGGCCAGGATCAGCGCCTGCTCGCAATGGCCTGGGGCCTCGATGGGGTGGAGGTGCCCCGCCCAGAGCTGGCCCAGCAGGAGGGCCTGAGCGCCCGGGCATTGGATGCCAAGCTCAGCCGGCTGCAGCAGCAGCTGGCCACCCAATCGGTGCAGCTGGTGCTGGTGGCGGTGAACCGCGTGAACCGATCCCCTAGGCCGAAACGTCACCGGCGGCAGCGGCCAGGGGGAGTCGAGCAGCTGGCGCTGATTTAGCGCTGCTCCTGATACACCGAAACGAAGACGGTGCCGGCCATCACCAGGGGAAGCAGTTTGTCGCGCAAGTCGATGTTGTGCAGCCGGATGCAGCCCAGCGTGCTGTGCAGCGGCTGAAGCGGCAACCAGCACCCTGGAAATCCGCAGGCGGAACCACCACCATGCACCATGATCCCGTCGCGGCCGTGGCGACTGCCGGGGCCCTCCTGGCCCTCCAGCCCGATCAGATCGAACGACAGCCACCCGTAGGCCAGCACCTCATCAGTGCGGGGTGGCTTGGGGCCATGCCTCGCAATGTCGTTGTAGATCTGGCCGATTTTGTAGAGCCCAGGCGGGGTATCGGTGCCGGTGTGGGTCCATTCGTTTTCGCTGCCCTGCCCGCGGGCCAATGCGGCCACCTCCCAAAGACAGCGGCCATCAAAGGAAAACGCCTTGGCCGTCTCTGAAATATCCGAGACGATGATGTGAGAGTCGCCAGCCTTGAACCCGAAATCTTGGGGGGTCTTTTTGGGCCCGGCGATGTTTGCCGGGGGAGCTGCTGCGGGGCTGCCCGCTGCCCGCCAGAGATCGGTAAACCCTTGGCGCTGCGCCTTGGTTAGCGTTTCGTCCAGCGCCGTGAATGCCGCCAGCTGGTGCGGTGTGATCGTTCCGGTGCGGGCAATGTGCTCTGCAGCGGCGCGGACTGATGCGTAGGTCACTTGCTGGACTCCAGGCGGGTGATGCGTTGTTCGATCTGGTTGATGCGCGGGAACAGCTCCTGGCGGTCGGCCTTGATTTCCTCGCGCATCAGGCTGACCTGCTCTGCGATGTGCTCAACGGCTGCGGTGAGCCTGACCACCACCACCGCATCAGAGCGGTCGCGCTTCATGGCGCTGCCGATTCCGCTCGCAATAATTCCGATGGTGGCGCCTGTTGCGGCGGCGATCAATTCGATCATCTCAATCCCTGCGCTTCTGGGAGCCGATGGCGCGAAGCACGGTGACGCCGAGATCAACCCAGCCGTTGCCCTTCACCCGCTTCATGAATGGCAGGGCTTCTGAAATAGCCAGGGCGGTAGCGAGGCCTGCGGCCAGTGCCTGGAGTTGCTCGACCGTCATGGCTGAAACTGGAGTTGCTTCAGGCTATGGAGCTAGGCTTAACAACTCCTTCAGCTCGGCCACAGTGAGGCCGGATTTGGCAAGCTTTTCGGCGGGTGTGAGTGGGGCTGGGGGTTCGGGCGGCTCAGGCTGTGGCGGTGCGACAAACTCACCATTGGCGTAGGTCCAGCCGATGCCAGCGCTGCTGCCTTCGGGAATTTCAACAGCGATGCAATCCTGTGGTGGTGCCCACGGTGGTTTGCCGTCCCATACAACGACGTTGATGACGGTGTTGGTTGAATCAATGATTGCGTAGTTTTTCATGATGGTCACCATTCGAGGATGAGTACGACGCCTGCGGTTCTAGCGGCCCCTCGACCAGCGGCCCAAAAACTACCAGCGCCAGTTATTCCATTGATTGCAAATAAGGAATTTGTTGCCCCCCCACCACCGCCAGGAGCTCGGGAGTAACCATCTCCGCCACCGCCCCCAGCGCCAGTAATAGTTAACCCAGTTCCAGCAGGATCAACAACAGTAGATCCGCCACTTCCGCCTATATCTGAATTACCTCCCGCCCCGCCGACAGTAATTGCCGCAGTGGTTCCCATTTCAGTGCTTGTGTAAAAGCGCAAAGCAGTACCACCTCCACCGCCTTCGCCAAACCCCCAAACTTCACCGTCATAAGCATTGCCATATCCTCCGCCACCACCTGTAGCAAACACCAGAAACGTGGTCTTGCCTGCTGTTGGGGTGTACGTGCCGCTACTTGTAAAGACTTGAACTGATGCGCCAGATGCGACGACGCCCCATGATGCAACACTGCCGTTAGTGGTAAGCGCCTTGCCAGCTTGCCCTGACTGGCTTGGAAGGAGGGCCAATAACGCTGCGGCTGCTGATGTCTGGCCCGTGCCACCGTTGGCGATTGGCCGCACTGCGCTGTTGGAGGTCGAAATCGCACTCGATACAAATGCGGTCGTTGCGAGCTGCGTGGTGTTGGTGCCAGCAGTTGCGGTAGGCGCCGCAGGAGTTCCGGTGAAAGTGGGCGACGCTAGGGGCGCGTATCCATTGATTGAGGCGCCCGCCGGAATAGTGACCGAGCCGGTGAATGTCGGCGACGCCAGTGGCGCCCGTGTGGTGTCGGTAGCTGCGGTTCCTGTAATAGATATCCCCCACGTCCCGCTAGCCCCCGTACCCGTCAACGTCGGAGAGTAGCTGTTGTAGTTTCCTGCGTGAAGCGCTTGGTTGCCGTTTAGAAATACAGTGGATGGCAGCCTGACGTTTCCAGCGCTGGAGTTTCCTCCGTCAGTGGTATTGACGTATAAATCAGCCCAAGCGCTTAATGCATTGTTGTGCGCAAAGACGCCTGTGTTACTTCCGTATGTGCCAAGAAATGCAGCCCTATCGGCTGTGGAGTTTTTGCTGAGAATCCTCCCGTACCACGCAGTAGCGTTGCCATTGTGCTGAGCAACGATTGATTGATCACCACTTGTGGTAATCGCCGGGAACGCAAACGTGCTCGACAGTGCGCCCCAGGCGCTGCCGGTCCACTTCTGCCACGTGTTGGCTGAGCTGGTCCAGCGGATCGCGCCTGTCGGGATTGAGGTGCTTGTGGTGCCGTCAAACTGAAGTGCTAAGTCAATGTCACGGTTTTTGATTTCCGTGAGGGTATTGGTATAAATACTCGTCAGAGCTGGCAGTGACCAATCAGCCATCAGACTCCCCTAGCGCTCCAACTGAATGATCCACTTATTCTAGTGCCGGAGCTGTTGAACAACAGCACCTTGAAAGATGTGGGGTTAGGCGAATCCACAAAGTCGTAGACCGCCACCACGGAACTGGTTGCCAGTGGTGTGACGCTGATGCTGTCGATGTCCACGAACGCAACGCCAAACGAAACCACCGTGCCGCCGCTATCTGCCGCGTTGGCCGTGCCGGTGCCGGAGTCGTTCTTGAGCTTGGAGTCCAGCTTGACGTTTAGGCCGGTGATCTGCAGCAGGTCATCACCACCAGTGGATGCGAAGTCCCACTGAGCCCGGAAGTAGCGGAAGTTGGTGGCGAACACTGAGCTGACACCTGAAAATGTCGTCCAGGCATCGGTTGTCAACCTCCTGTAGGCCAGCGTCGGCGTCGTGCTAGTTGTGCCCGCAATGGTGTTGGCGGTTAGGACCGTGGAAATCTTTGATGACGCGAGCACGGTTCCGTAATCGATCTCTTCCACGTATTGCCCTGTTGCCTGCGATGGCATGGCGAAGTAGGCGTACCCAGCATTGATCTGGTCTTGCGGTGTGGTCCACCCACGGCTGGTGAAGTGCGACTGCCAGGTTTCGGTGGTGTTGACGCAAACCAGCAGCCCTCCGCCTTCTACCGCTGCATTGGTTTTGCTGCCGCTGAATGTGCTGTTCTGGTCCAGCTTCAGGACGTAATCGGGCGGCTGGGATGCGGAGGTTGTGACGCTGCCAGGGCTGCCATAATTTCCTGCAACGTCGATGCCCGCCAGAAAATATGAAAATGTGCCGCTAACTGTCTCGAAAACAGTCGTGAATTTGCCCTGCTTGGTTCCAATTACTTGAGCGGTTGCCCACGTTGCACCCTTGCGCAGTTCGTAACTTTCGATGGGCAGAGTTTGGGTGCAGTCGTTCCAGTACAACAGCACGTTGTTATCAACAACCTGCGTGGTGATTGTGGGTTGCGTTGGCGCGATAACAATGGCGTCAAAATAATTTGACGCGCCCATCGTGTTGATCAGGTCAACCGCTGCCACGTAAAACCGGCGAGTGCCGACCCACTCCGCTTTGGTGGTGAACGTCGTGCCCTTGACCGTGCCCAGGCTGGTGGCGGTTGCCCAGGTGCTGGAGGTGGAGCCGGAGCGCACCTCGTAGTAGGAAGTTGCCAGGCTGCCTTGGATGGCGCCCCACGACAGGGTGAAGTTTTCGCCCCCGAATGAGCCGCTGGTGGTTGGCCCTGCTGCCCCCGCAATTGTGACGGATGCGCTGATGGCGTTGACGCTGTAGCTGCCGCTGGTGTCGAGGGCCTTGATCCACCACGTTGTTGTGCCTGAGCCTGGGAGGCCGAGTTTTTTGCTGGTGGCGTTGAACACGCCCAGCAGGGTTCCCACCCCCCACGATGGGCCGTCCCAGATCTCGTAGCCCTGCAGGTCCAGATCGGTGACGGCTGGCCAGCTCAGGGTGATGCCAACGCTGGGGTCCAGGGCGGCGGTGAACGATTCTACGTTGCTAGGCGGTGCGGTCTTGCCAAGGGCGGTGACGGAGCCAGCAAGCGGCTCAACCGATGGCTTGAACGTTGCGTTGAGGCTGTAAACCTGGAACTCAAACAACCCCGGGGTGATGTCAAGGATCTCGAAATCAACCGAGGGTTGCTGCGTCGTGGTCCAGTTGCCCTGATCCTTGCGCCAGCGCACCTCGTACAGGCTGACGCCCAGCACCGGCTTCCAACTGGCGATCACCTTGGCGCGCACCTGGGCCTGGTAGGTGTATAGCGCCTCTGCGAACGCGAGGTTTGTCGGCGCCGCCGGCAGCTCGTTCAGGTTGGTGATGTCCCTGGGCTGGAGCGGCGTGCCGTTTTCGATGTAGCCGTATTTGGAAGGGTCATAGCTCACCATGGTGGTTCCGTATGACACCCCGTCGTCTTGCTCGGTGACCCCCAGGACCCGCCAGGTTGAGGCCTGCAGATCGGTGGATTCAAAAACCCAAATGCTGTTGGGGTTTGGCGCTGAGCCGAATGCCGGGCTGACCGTGATCACGTCCCCTGTGATGTCCGCCACAGGCCGCACCTGCACCGTGCCATCCGGGAGAATCACTGACAGCGTGGGCGAGTTGGCCGTGCTCAGACCTTCCGTGGAGTCTGCGGTAAGCGCGCTGGCTGTGGCGCTGATAATCCGCCCGCCACGCCTGGATCCTGCCTTGAGCGGGTCAGCGTTGCTGATCACCGTGCCCGGCCGCAGGATGGTTCCTGCCACCAGATCCACCGGTGTGCTGGCGACTTCGCTGTTCTGCTCCTCATAGAGCAACCACCGGCCCACCCTGGCGGCCTGCCCCCTGCTGGTGCAGCCGTAGCCGGTTAGCTGGGTGGTGACCACTCCGTACTTGGCGATCGCCGCCGCGTCCTCGACAGCCTCGTAGGCGATCTCCCTGGAGCCGTCGATCCAGCGGGCGAGCACGGGGTCGTAATAGCCCAGGTCCAGATACGAAACCACCGCGACCGTTGGCCGTGTTTTTTGGCTGCTGTTCTGGTAGTTGACGCCACCCTCGCCAGTGTTGGCGCTGGTCAGCAGGTAGCTGGGATCTGTGGGCCGGTCCTGGCTGATGGTCAGCGTGCCGCCGTCCCAGTAGGGCATGGCACGGAACACTGAACAGAGATTGTTAATTAGTTTGTAGGCTTCTTCTGCATTTTGAATGTTGACATTGCAGGAGAACCTTGGCTCATAAATAATTGATCCATCAGTTGCCCGATGGCCTGAATCAATTAGCTGGCTAGCGTATTGGGAGGCAGAGTAGAAACTCCACTTGTCGAGTTGCTCTAGCTTGATGTGATCGCCGAATCCATAGCGGGTGCTGGTCAGGAGATCGAGCAAGATCATCGCGGGATCACTACACCAAGCCGCCGCGCCGAAGGTGCCGTTCCACACCCCGGAGTAAATCAGCCGCCCGTTGTTTTGATCGACGGTTGCGTTGCTGGGGATCTTCACCTTGACCCCGCGCACCAGGTAGCTGCGGGATGGAATTGAGCTGAACTGCTGGGCGTTGATTCGCAGGCCCACCAGCGCCGAGTTCGGGTAGCGCAGCCGGGCGCTCGTGATCTCGGTGTACGAGGCCCAGGAGAAGGCGTTTGTCAGCTTCGGATCCGTGCTGTCTGCCGTTACCCGCGTCACGCGGATGTCTACGGGCCGGGCCCCGGTGAAATTGATTAGGTAGTTCTTCTGATACAGATCGCCAGTGCGGCCGATGATCGTGTCATCCACGACCGTCGTGAACCCGCCGCCGGCGTACTGCACTGCAATCTGCAGCTGGACGCTTGCGCCGATGATGTCGCCCTTGTCGGTGAACCCCTGGAGCTGGGGGATTGAAATGGTCAGCCGTACCGCGTCAACGTTTGGGTTGGTGATTGATTTGATGACCGGCAGGCCATTGAGCACCGTGGTGCCAACGCCAATCTCGCTCTCTACGTCGCTGCTGATCGGGATCGCGGCCTGGTCCTGGGTCCCGTTAGTGGTGTAGACCGCAACGTCCTGGAAGTTGTAGCTACCGTCTGCATTTTGCAGCGGGGTGTTGTTGATATAGATGGATTTGTGGCCGTTCTTCAGGCCTTGAATCTCACCTTCGCTGATTAGGTCAATGACCTTTGCGTATTGCGTTGAGTCGAGGCCGTCCCGTGCGGTTGTGGGGGTGTAGGCCTGGCCGCCACCTTTCCCACCGCCGCCGCCAGAGCCGGAAACCAGCGCTCCGCCTGCGATCCTCCCGCCGCTGCTCATGCCACCACCTGAACGGTGTCAATCCCGGCACTGATTACAACTGAACCCACCATCGTCTCGCCGTACACAATGGGCACCGGCACGCCAGCGCGCGAGGTGTTCTGAATGCCCGAGAAGGAATAGCTCTTCTGCGGGTCTTGCTCGCTGTCCAATCCCATAGGCGTCTTGGGAGTCGGGCTAATGAGTTGAGCAACGCCGCCCAAGACCAACGCGGAGCCCACTCCCACTATCAGTTGAAAGGCAAACGCACCCAGCCATGGCTGGCCGATGATGAAGGCGCCGGCAATCAACGCGATCCCCGCAATAATCTTCCCCACTGCTCCAGCACCACCCACAACGGGCGCGATCTTGATCACCTGCCGCCCCGCAGGATCGTGCAATTCATCTTCGCTTAGGTCGTAACTTCCAAGGCTTACGCGATAGTGCTGGTCGGCCATGTGCTTCTCCAGCTCCGGCCAATTTGCAACCAGAAAACGAGCAGCCTCAGCCGCTGTTGCTACGTCGGCCTCCAGCGTGCGATGGCCAATAAACTTTGCCAGCTTGCCGTAGAGTTTAATCTTGCGGAGCATGGCGCAACCTCCTTCCAGTACATTTTAGGAGCCATCCCCCATACAGATCGCGGGATGAAAGGCGGTGCTGGAGGTGATGCAGGACCATCTGATCGCCTAGGTAGACAGCGCAGTGATTGAGGCCCACCGCGCTGATTGACATCAGCAGCAGGTCACCGGGCTGGAGTTCCTCCTCCTCTGCCAGCTCTCGGAACCCGGTTTCACGCCAGCAGCCGTCAAACATCGGCGCCGCCAGGAATTGATCCGGGCTCCGTGGGCGCTCCCAGTCACGCAGCTGCAGGCCCTGCTCTGCGTACCAGTCCCGGGCCAGGGTCCAGCAGTCCTGCACTCCCCACACCCACTCCCGGCCGATCAGGGGGGCTTTGTAGCCGCAGGGCTCACACTTGCCCCACGCCAAGGTTTTGGGATTCACGATGCGCCAGGGCAGGCCTAATGCTTCGCACGCCACCCGATCCGCTGGGCTGGGCGTTGGCGGGGTGACGGGGTGAGAGTGAAATACGGCCACCACTTCGCCTGCGTCTTCTGCCGCCGCCCAGTCGTCTGGGTCGATAGTGAAAAACCCACCCGGCTCGGTGCTGATGTTCCGGCAGGGCCAATATCTGCGGCGCCCCTTAATTACAACGACCAGCCCGCAGGCCTCCCGCGGGTCTTCTGCCTGGGCGTGGATCAGTGCATCATCTCGCCAGGCCATTAGTAACCGCTCGCCCCCACTCCCGGGAATCCGCCGTAGGGCAGCTCAGCGGCCGGGTCCCTGAATGCGTAGGTGGTGTCAGCCGTGAATGTGTAGGTGCTGGCGGCTGGCGATGCCGGCATGAAGTACAGAGTCACTGCTGCGTTATCTTTTACGGAGCTGCTCAGAACGTTAAGAATAACTTTTCCAGTCGAAACAGATCTAACGGTTGTATTAAGTCCAAAAGAGCCAAATACTCGCGTACCTACAACTATGCCAGTTGTATCTGATAAAAATACTCCATCGTAGCCGTAGGAATAACCGTAAACAGCGTCATAAGTCCCGGAGCGGGTGAAGCTGTACGGCCTCTGGCTCAAGGTCAGCGTGGTGCCGCTGATTCCGGCAATCGTGGCGGCGTTCATGTAGGTGCCGGCTACCGCCATCCCCACCGCCAGCCCAGTGGTATTGGCTACCGCCAGGGTTGCAGCCGTGGCTGATGCTGTGCCGGTCTTCGATGCGCTGCTCGAAGCTGTGGCGTTGGCGCTCAGGGCCAGCGTGGTGGAGCTGGTCACCGCGCTGGCCGTGGTGCCGGTTGGCAGGCCCCATCCGCGGATCGGATCGCCCGGCAGGATGGAGGCGGTGCTGGCCAGGGTCAGGACGTTGCTGCCCACCGTGACGGTGCCGGCCCTGGTGAACACGCTTAACCGCGTTTCGCAGCCGTCGAGGCGCTTATTGCAAACGTCCAGAGCCAGCGAACCGACCGGGTTGTTGTTGATGTCGAAGTACCCAGGCCGGCTGTAGCTGCACTCAGCAGAGCGGTAGACCCAAGGGCAGATGTTGGCGATGCACTGCCGCTTTGGCGCCCTGACGTTGGCGAGATCGAAGGCGCTGCACATCTCAAACTCGACCACCTCCCTGGTTTCCGCTGATTTGCGATCCAGGAAGAACACTTCTCTGGGAAATTCGCAATCAGGCTGAGGGCTCCCCAGGGGGTTCACGCCACCTGGCCAGTTCACGCCGTCGAGATACCTCGCCAGGGTCCGAATCCGGGTGACCTTCGCGGCCTCCAAGCCATTGGGCAGCGACAGGATGAGCGCCGTGATGGTGCCCATGGTGTTGCTCACCCGTATCTTCGGGCGGGGCAGCTGGCCATTCCCGGAGTATTCAAAGCCCGACGCCTCAATGGCCATCGCCAGGTAGGTGTTCCCGGCCCACACCAGATTTCCGCCGCTTACATTGGTGCCGGCGTGGAAGCGGTAGGTTTCGGCGATCCCGTGCTGGGCCAGATTGAGCTCCAGCGTGAACAGCTCGATGACTGCGCTAGGGGCGACTGATTGGAGCTCTGAAATGGGGACTGCCATCAGGGCTCAAACACCTGGCGGAAGGTGGCCTGGATCGTGTTGAAGTTGTAAGCCCGCAGGGTGCAGGACCATTCCTCGCAGATGTACTTCCCGGCAATCCCCCGGGGCGATGTCCAGTCAAATCTTTCAGCCCCTGCCCGTGCCTCAAGGAACGCCAGGATTGCATCGCGCTCAGTGTTGGTGCGCTCTGCAAATGTCAACGGCCATTCCTTGGGGTCGGTATTCAGGCCGAACCTGATCCTGGTTTCATAGCCGTCGCCGGCCTGGAATTTGCGCACCCGAGGCTTGCTGTTCTCGGTGGCCTCGTAGCTGGGCGTCCAGGTGAAGGTAGCCATTAGGCGAGGATCCCCCCAGGGCGTTTGTGGTACACCAGCCGCTGGTCAACCACGGCGGCCAGGTCCCGGGCCAGGGCGCCGGAGCGGGCCTGGTCGCCCTCGGCCTTGGTTCCCTTTGCGTCAACCGCAATGGTGATGTTGGTGGTTCCGGCTCCGCCGCTGGAGATGACGCCAAGCTTCCCATCACGGCCCCGCTTGAGTGGAAGTATCCCCTCGGGCCCAGCCTCTCCCATCAGGCCGTTTTGCATCGCGCCGCCCTGGGCAAACTTGAAGAACGTCGGGCGGTTGACGATCCCACCAGCAGCGAAGGGCTGGATGCCGTTGGCGGCGACCATCCCGTTGGCTGCCGCCAGGATTGACTGCCCCCCGGCAATCCCGGCTCCGCCGCTAGCCCCACCAAAAATGCTGCCAAATCCCTGCAGCAAGGGTTTCAAAATGGCCTGCTGAATCGCAATGCGGATCAGTTGCTTGATGATCTCGTTGGCGAAATCACGGAAGTTGATCTTGCCGGTGGTGACGAACTCGACCAGCTTGTCCTCTAGCCCTTGCAACACGTTTCTGGTGAGCCCCGCCATGCTGTCGGCCAGGCTGCCGATCCCGTCTAGGTAGCCACGAATCCCTTTGGCGAAACCAAACGCCGCATTGTTGGCCAGGGCGTCCATCTCCCTGAACTGGGCAATCAAAGCATCTAGCTGCTCCTGCAAGCGCCTTGCCTCATCGCTGTCGCCACGGCCCTTGGCGTCATCAATCCGCCGTTTGATGTCGTCCATTTCTCGCTGCCGTGATTCCGCCTCGCCGCCTTGAGTGGCGCCAATGATTGCGTACTTGGTGCGGTTGCGGATGTCGCCGAGAGTTTTCTCTTGGTCCCTTGCCTGTTTTTTGCGCTCCTCCGTGATCTGCTGATCAATATCCAACAGCTTGGAGCGGAGCTTCTCTTCCTCTTCCGCCACCTTGACAGCAGCCTCCGCCAGGATGTTGGTATCACGCTGCTTGCGGTTTGCCTTGTCTTTATCGTCTGCGCTCTCCTTCAGCTTGAGCAGCGTTTCATCTGTGACCTTTTTCTCGGCCATCTTGGCCTGAAGGATTGCCTCACTCTTCGCCACCTCAAAGGCTTTCAGAGTGTTCCCATTGGCCTGGAATCCGTTGCCGATGCGCTTGAGATCGTTGATCTGTCTTTCGTCTTTGACGTACTGAGCCTGCAGCGCAATACGTGCGGCATCTAGCTCCAGTTTTTTGAGGTTGGATTCAGTTTTATCGTCACCTTTTTTCTTGTCTCCGCCGCCACCGCCGCCGGTATTTAACGCCCCAAGGTCAGGATTGAACCCGCCAGTGCCAGCAGGTGCATTGCGGAATTTCTTTGGGTCAAGGCCTAAGACGCCTTGAGCATATTTTGCTTTGTAGCCAATGCCGTTTTGCTCGGCAACCATAAAAGGTGAAAGCGCAGCTTGTATAAGTGGAATCTGCAGAAGAGGATTGCTTGCCAGGTTGCTGCGCCGTTGGTTGTCTTGCCTCTCCAGATTTTTTAAGTTCCTGCGCTGCTTCTCCTGCGCTTCTATGACTTGCTGCCTGGTGGCTCCTGCGAAATCCGCTGCGGCTCCGCCTCGCTTGTCGCGGTCCTGAAGCTGTTTTAGCGTCATTGCCGCACCAACGACGTTGGTCACATAGTTCACCCCAACGGTGATGATTCCAATGGTAGCGAGACGCGATAAAACGGAAAGTAATTTCCCGCCGGCAATAGCCGCCGATGACATCCCTCCGCTGGCCGCTATGTATTCGGGTGCCGAAGCCGCTGCCGCGGCGCCTGCCGACGCCTGCGCAGTGGTCAAAAGCGCAAAGACCCCTATGGCGCCTTTGATCAGGGAAACCACTGGGCCCCATGCAATGGCAATGGCGGCCCCAGAGATGGCAAAGTTTTTGACGGGATCCGGCAGGTTGTTGAACGCCGTGACGGCACCCGTTACAGCATCTGTGATCTTGTCCAGCGCAGGCAGCAGCATGATCAGCAGATCAGCGCCCAGGGCGCCCACCTTCCCGCTAAGCGCTGCCAACTTGTCGCTGTAGGCGTCGGCCTTCTGCGCAAAGGCCGTGGTCATTTTGACCGACAGTTTGTCGATCGCATCGCCGCCCATATTGAGCATGGGAATCATCTCGGCGCCAGCCTTGCCAAACAGCTTCAGCGACAGCGCAGTTTTTGCGACGCCATCAGGCATCGCCTTAAACCTGTTGGCCACCTCGAGCGTCACCGCATCAGCGGATTTCAGCTGGCCGCTTGAATCCTTGATGTTGATTCCTAGGGCCTTGAATGCGCTCATCTGCTGCTTGCTCCCAGCAGCTGCATCCACCATCCCCTTGGACAGCTTTACCAGCGCCTTGCTCACCGCATCAATATCCGTGCCGCTGGTGGCCGCTGCCTTCTTGAACCTGGCCAGGGCCTCGACGCTCACGCCGGTGCGCTGCGCTAGGTCGTACATCTTGTCGCCTGCATCCAGCGAACCCTTAGCCAGGCCCACCAGGCCCGCCACGCTGAGCAGCGGGGCCAGTGCGCCCAATGCACCAGACAGGCCGCCAGCAGCTCCAGTGAGGCCACGCATGGCGCCTGTAACGCCTTTGGCTGTTCCCTCAACCGACTGCAGTCCGCGGTTAAGGGCGACGATCTGGTTTGCGCCTTGTACGTCGGCTTTGATGCGGAGCAGCGCATCCATGTTCATCGCCATGGCTATGCCTCCCGCTTAGCTTTTGCCGCCAGGATCGCCGATTCAATCACCTGCAGATCCTCCAAGAGTGCGGCCGGCTCCTTCACTGCATACAGGCTAAAGAGCCACCTTGCAGCGACATAATCCAGGCCGATAATCCCGTTCATTCCTACGCGCCATTGAGTCTCTAGGCGTAGGAACATTTCCACCGTTTCCCAGTTTTCCTCCCACACCTCGAAGTGCGGCGATTTCCCCGTCTCATCCGGGACAATGTTGAAGGCCTGGGCGGCTTTCTCTAGATCCTTGTCGCCTTGATCGCCACCGAGCCAGTGCTCGGCAGCGTCGATTAGTTTTTTCTCTTCGCCCCCTTGAGCGAATCAAAGAACGCCTCAACGATCGCCGCCGAAACAGATGGCACGTCGAGCACCTGGGTCTTGGCCTTTTCGGAGAACGGCACCTCGCCGCCTTCGCCGTCATCAATTCCGGCCCAGCCCACCAGCACCTCACCAGCGATCTGCTGGTCGGTGATCATGCCTTCGGTGTCCTGGTCGTTCTGGATGGCGCGCAGGCGGGCCATCACCGATTCCTGGATCTCAACAATTCGGGTTTGGGTTGGCCGCTTGAACTCAGCATCAAACGATTGCTTGAGGAACCGGCCGCCATCGGTCGGCACATCAAACGGCACCGGCCAGTTGTAGGTGTCCGATTGCTTGAGGATGAAGGCCATTGATGGGTTGGTGGTGGTGGTGGTTCCGCAAGGCCAGCGAATCAGGAGAAAACGAGCGAAACCTCGTCGTTGCCCGCTGTGGTCGGCACCGACACGAAGGGCAGGTTCAGCATCCGAACGCCGTCTTGCTCGCCGTAGGCGGGTGTGGTGATGTCAGTCTGGGGGCTGTTGAACACAACCCGGTTCCCGGCCGTGGTGCCGTGGGTGAACGTCAGGCCGCCAGTTGCTGACGCAAGGGCGATTTGGAAGAAGTCCTTGGTGGCGAGCGTGGGGGCTTCGATCATGCAAGATCCGCTGGGCTTGCGATCCGTGATCAACACTTCGCCATTGCCGCCGCCGACCAGCTGCCGGTAGACGGTTTCATTGGCGATGTCGAAATCAAACGACTGCAGCAAGCCGCTGTAACCGAAGATGGAGAACGCGGAGGTGTTGCCCTGGCGGAACACCAGCGGCGTGGCCTGGGTGGTGTAGCTGGCGCTGACAGGCGACGTGTCGGTGGGAGCGTTGTATTGGCCGATCATGGAGAAACTGAGCGAAGGAATCTGGCCCACCTCACCCTTGATCGAGAACGAGCCACGGCAGCCGGTCAGTGCGTGATTCAGCCCGTCCGTGTTGTAGACGAGGGTCGATGATCCGAAGCTGCCTGAGACGGGGGCGTAGGTGTTGCTGGTGCTGGCCACCGTGGTCATTGCCATGCCAGAGGCCAACAGCAGGTTGGAGTAGCGCGGGGCCGTGCCTGCTACGCCGGATCCAGCAAGCTCGACGTCGAACTTCAGCTCTGCGTAGGTCTTCGCAATCAGGCCTTCTGAGTTGCCCAGATACCCGCGGATCAGATCCCGACTGACTACGTCACCGGCCAGGGGGGTGAGATCGAGGTTTTTTACCAGCACCGCGTCCGTGTTGGCCGGGGTGCTGTTAGTGCCATAGGTCGATTCGGCCTTGGCCAGGATGTAACTCTTACGCGCCAGCAGGGCCATTGGTCAGTTCCTCAGGGGTGGGCTCGGAAGGGATAGCCGGCTCGGTGCGCTCAATGAGAGTGCGCTTACCGGTTTTGGGGTCCAGCAGGTAAGAACCACCCTGGCCCTGGTACTCATCAACCAGGCTACGGACGGGCTTAATTGGACAGGTCATTGAAAGCGGTTCGGTAGACGATGCGGTAGTCGCAGCTCACCACCCCAGCGGGCTGGTCGCTGTCCAGCAATTCAAAGGTTACGGGCAGCGGTTGAACGTCCATTGCTATCCCGCCTAGCGAGGGATCAGCGGTGAGCCTGCTATGGACATCCTGAACAATCGGGTCGGCGATCTGATCGGGTATCAGCCCCCGAACAATCACCATCACCCTGGCCGTCAACCGCCAGGTAAGGGTGGGCAGGCTGGTATCAATCGAGGGGTCGTCAGCAACCCATTCGATGCTGATGGCCGGCGTCTCTGCCCTGGCGAACGCCTCCGGGCGGCTGCGGTAAATCCGCGTGCCCACTCCGGTGGTGCCGGTGAGCGTTGTGCGGATCGCGGCGAGAATTGTTTCGCGTTTGGTGGTCATGATTTCAGCAGTGCGATCAGCGCAGCCTTTTGTTCATCTGTAAGGCTGGCAAGTGGATCAGCCTTGGTTTCAGGTTCGGGCTGTGGTTCTGTGTAGCTCGGGTAGAGGTTGTCGGGGTCTGCGACTGCTGTACAACCATCTGGGGGTTGCCAAGGAGATTCACCATCCCACAGGATGCGGTTGATGCAGTTGTTGTCGGCGTCAAGGATTGCGTATTCCATAATTACCAGCTCCAGATGCGAACGTAACCAGCGGCGCCATTACCACCGGCACCGGAAGGGTAGGTATTCAGGCTTGCACCGCCACCACCGCCACCGCCACCTGGAAACGCTCCATTGCCGCCTGCGCTTGACAGGCCAAAGCTAGAAGCACCTCCGCCGCCACCGCCGTCACCTCTAGTGGGGCCATTATCGCCAGGCGTTCCTGCTCCGTTGCCGGAACCGCCGCCGCCGGTACTTTGAATACCCGCCCCACTATTTTTTTCTTCGCCAAATCCTTGACCACCGATGCCGCCACTGCTAACGACGTTTGATGTACTTATTCCACCGCCACCAGCGCCAGCGCCTGGACCATGTGATGCTCTAGTACCAGCGCCACCAGCACCTCCAGTAGCAGAAGCATCGCCACCTGTTGCACCTCCATAAATACCTGCATTAGCCGCGTTGCCGTAATAAACGCTGCTACCACCAACTCCGCCGCCACCTGTACCTCCAGTGCCGTTGGGGGATCCAGTAGAAATTAACAAGCTGCCAAACGAAGATGAACCGCCGTTATTACCTCCTGCACCACTTGTGTTGTCTACTGTTATTGCAGCGCCACCGGTTCCGCCAGAACCAATCGTAATAGTTTCAGTGGCGCCAGCCAATGATGCAGGCATCCAACGGCTTGTGAACTTTCCTGATGTGCCGCCGCCACCTCCACATCGTATAGAAGCAGCGGCTCCACGGCGTCCGCTACCACCACCAGCACCACCGCCAACACACTCGACGTAGATCAATGTCGCGCCAGCAGGCTTAGTCCAAGTACCGCTGCTGGTGAATTCTTGGTAGTTGCCGGATGATGCAGCAGGAGCGCCCCAAGCAGGAATGGCGCCAGCGCCAGCAGATGTAAGCACTTGGCCGCTAGTGCCCGCAGATCCATTCGCTTGAAGTGGGCCTCTAAAGTTGGCGCCAGTGAGCAGGTCGCGGGTCATTAGCCAACCACCACCACGCGGTAGGCGTTAGACGCTGGGGCAGTAGCAAAGACCACCGTCAGCGTGTTGGTCGTTGCGTGGGTCACGTCTGTAATCACTTCCTCGCCGTTGCTGTTCTGGAAAACAGTCACGCCAACATCGAGGCTGCCAAGATTGTGGGTCACCGTGTAGCTGGTGGCGGAACCGTCACCGATGCTCACCGCAAACTTCTTGATCCGGCCTGACCATGTGGCCAGCTTCAGCGGGGTGACAATCCGCAAATCGTCGGTGCCGGTGTTGACCTCGGCCTGGGTGGCAAGCTCAGCAATACCAGCCGTAGTTTCACTGGCAGCCGGGGCCGACGTGCCGAAGGTCACCCAGCTAATCGAGCTGCTGCCAATCGTGCCGTTGATCTGGTCTTGGCGGTACGTCGTCGCAGCACTGGTGCCTTCTTCAACGGTTGTGACGGCCTGCTCAAGCTCGGGGAATGTGCTCGCATCCAGCGCCCTGGTAGCTGCTACAGCGGCGCCATTCCAGACGTAGATGCCGTTTTCGGATGCCGTGGATTGCGCACGTACCAGCACCCGGTCTTGGCTGGCCATCGTGATGCCATCAATCGTGGCGCCAGGGCTGGCCAGGTTTAGGTTTGACTGCGTGGCGACCCGGCAGGAATCTTTCCACGCCAGTCCTTCAACCAGTCCGTCCACATAGGACTTAGGGACTGCATCACCGCTGGCGCTGGGTGCCGGCAGGTTGACGACTTTGGAGACTGACTGAAAGTCGAAGTCGGTAAAGATCTTTTTAGGCATGTCAGATCAACCTCGCAAAGCCAGTGGTGGGCACTGTAAACAGAATAAGGGTTTGATTTATATCTGGATGCGAGACGTCAGCTTCAATTTCCTGGCTGCCGCTGTCAAATACTTCAACGCTTGGAATGTGCCCAAGGTTGTGGTTGATGGTCCAAGTGGTGGCCACCGTTGACTGGGTAAAGACAAAGGCCGTGCCTTCATCCGTTGCATCGACCCATTGCGCGCCGTTGTACTTCAGCACCTCACCAGTCTGCGCTCCGCTCACATCCACATCGGCCAAATCTGCCAGGCCAAGGCTGTAATCGGCAGGATTGCTGCCAGGCGCTGGCACATCGGGCGCCAGCTTGCTTAGCAGCACCTCGACAAATGTGCCGTCATCAATCCGCCTGGACTCGCGCACGCTGTAATTAACACCACCCACGGTAATGGCGTCGCCGTAGAGCAGGCCGCCGAAATCATCAGCTAGTGCCGTCAGGGTGTAATCCGTGGAGATCACCGTCCCGTCCAGGATCACCTGCCCGGGCATTACTAAAAACCCACGCGCAGAGACAGCGCCAGCAGTAACGCTGACGCTTCCCAGGCGATCAAAGGCCACCCGATTTGCAGCTGCATTTAGGGTGGCCCAGCTCATCAGAAGGAGGCGTTAAGGCGGACGTTGGCCAGGGTGTCGCCAGAGGCGTAGGCAGCCACAAACACGCCGATCAGGGTGTTAGAGCCCACGGTCGCGGTGACGTTCTTGTTGGTGTTGTCCCAGTAGGCGCGCTGCCCCAGGGTTGCGGCGCCAGTTGCCTTAGGCAGGGCGAACACACCTTCAAGCTCGAAGCTGCCAACCTCAGCATTAGCCAGGGCGGTCACAGCAACGCCGAAGATGGCGCCGATCAGGGCGCCGCCGCCAGAGGCGACTGCATAGGGTGCGGCAAGGGCTAGAACCTCGCCCTCTTGAATGGAGTTTTTCATGGGGTTACCTCGTTGGGGTGAATAATTAAGGGCCGGGGTTACCGGCCCAGAGGGTCAAGATCAGGCGCCGGTGGAGCGGTAGATGAAGCGGTAGTCCTTCACCGCACAACCGAAGTCGAAGCGGGCCAGCAGGGTGACGCCATCGGGATCGCGCTCAGGCACGGTCGTAACGGTGGGGCCGGGCTCATCAGCCAGGTAGCCGTAGACCAGGCCTTCAACCTTGCTAGGAGCAGAGGCGGCGTACCACTGGGTAGCGGAACCGTCAAGGCGTGGCTCAACGATCAGCTGCATTGCGCCGGCGTAGACGTTGGGGCCGTTGGCGCCGGTCAGCGTCGAGGGGGCGTAGCCAGTGGGATACAGGAACTGGAGGGCCGTAGCTTCCAGATCGGTAGGCACCACCAGGTAGTCGGGGGTCAGGTTGACCGTGACGCCGGAGATGTCGGTCTGCTTGCGCATGGCCTTCTTCGCGGCGTTCATGCCAGCGATGGCGATAGCGCCGGTGCCGGTGTTGTTATGCCCAGCAGCGAACAGAGCCAAGCCGTCCACTGAAGTGGTGGCGTTGGAAGTGATCAGGTTCCAAACCAGGTTGGACTCAAGGCGGCGGAAACCGCGGCCCAGATACTCGGGGGTCCGCTCAAGGGCAGACAGGTCATCGTTGATGATTGCCTGGCGGGTGATGCACACCTTGCGGGCGTAGGTGGCCAGCTTCCAGGTAGCTTGCGCTTCTTGCAGTGTGCCTTTCTTGTACTCGCCACCCTCGAGCAGAAGCTCGGGCGCGAGATCAGCAGCCAACACCAGATCGCTGGCCTGCTTGAAATCAGGCAGGTTGCGCTGACGGGCCAGGGGCTTCCAGGTGTGAGGCTCCTCTTCGTAGGCGGCGGTCAGGGTTTTGCCGGCCAGGTTGGAGAACAGCAGCGGGAAATCGCTGGTGCTGTGCATGGCCATCGCCACCAAGTCAGACTTGGAGCGGCCGGCGGTATTGATGCCGCGGCTCTCAGCAAAGATCCGAACCACTTCCATCAGGGAGTAGCCGCGGTACTGCTTGCCGGCGTCGCTGATCTCGGTGCCGGGGTTGATCCGGGCGTGGAGCATGTCGCCGATGCCAGCCATCACGGTGTCGCCCGCGTCGCGGGTCACCTGGATGCGAGCAGGGTGGCCAGCAGCACCAGCACGGCCTTCGATCACAGAAGCGTGGGCGGTGACGATTTCCATTGCCACCTCGGTGAAGGGCTTGCCGCCATCAACCATGGCTTGCACCACGTCGGCGGTCAGGCCGGCCTGGGCAGCACAGCGGCGAATGTCAGCTTCGCGCCGCAGGGCGGCAACGGTGGCAGACTCAGCAGATGCGGAAACGGCCTCGACGGCCTTGGTGGTAACGGGAGCAGCCTCAGTTGCGGCGGCTGCCACGGGCTGAACCTCGACGGTCGCGGCCGGTGCGCCCCCGGCCTGAGATTGCGTAGTCATTTGTTTCAGGGAGGGTTTGGGTTTTTCCTCTGTAGTAAGGCTATGGATTGCGGCCCAACTCTTTAACAGCGCCGCCGGAGGATTGGAGAATCGATCAGATGGCATCTGCGGAACACTGGCCCGCACATCAACCGGGGCTGCAACTTCATCAGCTAGGCCAGCCTCTACAGCGGCGGCGGCTGTGAACCAGGTGCCGGCTCCAGAGCCTGCGGCCATCCACTCATCAACCTGGGTTTCATCAGCGCCAGACTTTTTGGCGTAGGTCTGCCGGTAGCTGGCGGAGTAGATATCCAGCAGCGCAGCTGAGGTGCGCAGGGATTCGGCGTCACCGGCCGCCATGCTCCAGCAGTTGTGGATCATCATCAGGGCGTTGTCTGGCATCACCACCCGATCACCGGCCATGGCCACCATTGAGCCGGCCGAGGCTGCAACGCCGTCGATGATGATGGTCTTTTTTCCCTGGTAGCGGGCCAGGATGTCGTGAATAGCTAGACCTTCGCCAGCATCACCGCCATAGCTGAAGAGGTTGATTGTGATGTCGCGCCCGCCAGCGGACTCCAGGGATTTAGCTACATCTGAAGCCAGAACATCCACACCCACATCGCCATAGAGCTGCATCACCGGCGCCGTGGCTGCCGCCTTCACCGATACACCCAAGGCCATGATTATGTAGTCGCTGGCTTCAGGCTATGGATCCGCAGGGCCAGCCGGTGCTGGATCCGCATCTCCAGCGGCCTGGGCCACGCCCGAGTCGCTGACCAGGCCAGGGTCCACGCTCAGGGTCAGGCCTGCATCCTTGGCCCGCTGCATGTCGATTGCCAGCTCGGCAATGATTTCTTCGGGCACGTACCCGAAGCTGCGCTGCACTTCCGAAAGGCTCATGATCCCGGCCCGCACCGCACTGATCAGCGCGGGGATCTCGCGGGTGGGGTCGATCATCTCCCGCCGTGGTGGGGTGTGGGTCCACTCAAGCGGGCCCTTAAGCAGGCCGACCATGCCGGCAAGCTCATCGTGCCAGCGGCACACCGGGGCCAGCATCCCGGGCACGCTGACCTTGCCGCGCAGGTAGGCGATGCGCCGACTGAACTCAAGCCAGCCACCGCGGAAGCTCGAGTAATTGACGTTCGACAGATCACCCGTCATCGACTCGTAGGTGATCTCATAGGCCGCCGCTACCGCGTGCGCATACTCGCGGTGGGTGCTAACAAAATCGCCGGAGCTTGGCGGGCTGAACGCTCTGAAATCACGGCCGGGCGGCAGGTGCTCAACAGCGCCGGGCTCGATCGTGTCGAAAGCAATGCCGGTTTTGCTGGGGTCAACCTCCCCATCCATATCGGTCACCACCCCGAAGAAACAGGCCGAAATTTTGTCCTTCATTTGCTGGGCGGCGCGAATGTCGCCCATATCCCGCAGCGTGAGGATTGCAGCCGTACCAAACGGCAGCCCCATCCGCTGGCCAGCGCGGCGGGAATCGAAGTGCAGGCTGATCTCTTCCTTTGGCACAAACGTCGATTGCACCCTGACGCCTGAACCCAGGATCATTTCGCCCGGGTGGCGGTCGCGGATCCAGTACCCCTGCAGCCGGCCGGCGCTGTCGAACTGCTGACCAAACAGGATGTCGATACCGTTGTCTTTGTTGAAGTCCAGCCAGTCGGGCTCGAGCATCTGCACTTGCAGCGGCACCATGCCGTAGCGGTCAAACAGCTCAGGATTCACCCGCTTGCGGATCAGCACCGCACCGCGCACGGCGGTGGTCCGGGCCCCTACCGCCTGGTTGCCGTACCAGTCATGGATGCCATAGAAATCGCTCTCGGGTGAATCGCACCACCGCTTCCACGCCAGGTTGTAGCGCCGGGTTCCCCCCTGCGGGGTGCTCATGATCCCGTCGCCGATCCAGTTGTTGACGATTACGCCAATCGCCCGCGATGCGTACGCGTCGTTGTCGGCTAGATCCTGGTGGCGTTTGACCAGCCAATACCAGGCTTGGCGCAAATCGCTATTGGGTCCGCTGTTGCTTGCCCACCAGCCAGATGTGCGGCGGGTTTCCTTTGCCGCCTCGAACTCGCTAAGCACCTGCCGGGCGGTCTGAACGTCGCGGGCCTTTCTGCGCCTGCCCATCAGGTTGGCCTCGTCATGCCGTAGTAAGTACGGCGCAAGCGCACCGTGGTTGTGGGCTCCAGCTCAGCGGCCATGCCCTGCTCAATCCTGCGCATCTCATCGAGGCTGCGGTAGGTCAGCTGGCGGCCATCACTGAACCGCACTGACAGCACACCCTCGGCAATCGCCGCGCGCAGATCTGCGAGCTGGGTGGAGGTGTAGGCCATAGGTCAGGCTATCGACCGAGCCAGTTAGATCGAGTGGATTTGCTGGTGGCGCCGGTGCTCCCCAGCCAACCGCTACGGCGTTGCTCGCCGGGTTCCACAACATCGGGCAGGGCCTGCGGATTGGAGCGCCCCAGGGTGGCCTCGATCTGATCCCACATCGTCGCGCGGTTGTATCTCCGGCTCACCAGCTGCATCGCGGCGTAGGCCATCCGGGTGCAGTCGCCCGATTCATCCCGCGAGCCTGATGGCAACACCCAGCTGTAGGTGGTCTGGCCCTTATCCCGCTTTGGCATCCGCTTCCAGGGAAACAGCTCGGCCAGGAACTGATCAGTTGAGGCCATGCCGAAGTGCAGGTATCCGGGCCCCGGCTGTTCATTCCGCAACCGCCCCTGCAGGTGGTTCACGCTGGCGTCATACCCCACGTTGTAGAGCAGCACCCCGCGTTTGGTAACGCCCTGGTTCTTGCGGTTCACGTCAACCGGCACGCCTCGCCCCAGCAGCGCTTTCCCTTTCTGGTGGGCGCCTTTCATCGGCACCCATTGGCTGGTCCGCCCGCGGCACCAGTCCCGCACTTCATGGGTGGCATAGCCACCATCGTCGATCCCGCCCATGGTCAACCGGAGCTCAGTGCCATCGGCCCGGTGCCAGCGGGTCTTGGCGATCTGGTCCAACTGGGCCAGCGTCTCGGGTTGCTGCGGGTCGCCGTCGATCTCCCAGTGGCCCAGGTGCCAGCCCTCTTCCCCTCGGCCCCAGCCCCATACGGTTAGCACCAACCGCTCGTTGACGGTTCCGGCACCGCCCTGCACATCGACGCCAGCCGTGAGCAGCAGCACCCCATCTGGCACCGTGCCATCGGGGTAGCCGTTGCCGGCCGCTTCATTCTTGCGGCGCTCCGCCAGCCCATCGCCGGTGAGCTTGCCGGAGATCGAATCTTCCCAGGGTTCGCCCAGCACGGTGTTGTGGAATGTCTGCATCGCGTCGGGGTCGCCCTTGCGCATGGCATCCAGCGCTTCGGCGTGCTCTCGCACCAGCACCGTCCAGTCCGCTGCCGGGCTGTAGCTGTAGGCCGCCCAGATGTGGAATGAAACCAGCCCCGGCTGTTGGCTTACCGCCGTTGGCCGCCACTCGCCGCGCTCCACCATCCACCGCTTTTTGCTGTGGGGGATCGGCTCGGCGCAGTTTTCGCACTGATAGTGTCCAGCGTGCTCACCGTCGCGAAGCATCTGCTCCCAGCGCAGCACTTGTTTGGCATCGCAGAACGGGCACGGCACAAAAAACCGCCGTTGATCGCCGCGGAGAAACCACTCCTCCGTCTTGCCGCCCTTAAAGATCGGCGTGCCGCCCAGGCCGATCTTGCGGTCCCAGTAATAGTCCGCCCGGTTCCGCCCCAGCTTGATGGGATCGCCTTCATCGAGCCGCGGGTAGGCATCGACTTCATCGAACAGCACCACCTTCCGGCTCTTGCGTCTGAACGATCTGCCGGAGGCTGCGTTCACGATGTCAATCAGGCCGCCGTTGCCCAGCTGCTTGAGCAGGATGGTGTTGCTGGCAGTGTTGCGCGCCTTGCTCTCGCTGATCAATCCACGCAGCACCGGCGTGTCTTCAAACAGCGGCTTGATCTCTTCCTTGGAATAGCCCTCGGCGTCTTCTTTGACCGGCTGCACGATCATCACCGGGCACGGGTCCTGGTGGCTGAATAGCTGGATCACGACGCCGAGCATCTTGGTCCAGCCCACCCGGGCGGACTTCATCACCGCCACCGTTTCAATCGTCGGATCAGTGAAGGCGTCGAGGATCTCCCGCTGATACGGCAGCGTGTTCCACCTTCCCCGCTCGGCAGCATTGCCGGTCATTACCGCAAACTCGTCGGCGTACTCGCTCAACCGCAGGCGCGGTGGTGGCTTGAACCCCGCCAGGATTTGCCGGGTGAGTTCCGCAGGGTCGGCAGTGATCATGCCTTCACCTCACCAGCCGCTAGCTCGTCGAGGGCTTCGCGGATCAACCCAGTTAGCAGCTCCACTTCTTCAATCTCAAGGTGGGGGATGCGTTGCTTGGCTGTGCTGGGCACCCCCAGCAGCCGGGTGCGGGTGATATTCACCGCCTGATTCCAGGCCTGCACTGCATCTTCCCGGCGGAGCAGCAGGCCTTCCTGGGTTTTGCGCTGCAGCTCGAGCAGGTTGGCCTTCTCGAACTCGGAGCGGGCGCGGCTCTCGTTGTAGTCGGGAAGCTCGTTTGAGTCCCTGGTCGGCGGTGGCTGATTGGCTGGCGCTTTCGTGCGTTCCGCTGCTGACCGCAGGGGCTTTGGGCTGTTCTTCTGCTTCCTAGTGATTTGCTGCCACCGATCTTCCAGACCATCGCGCTCGATCAACGGCGAACCTTCTCCGCCCGGCACGCTTGCAAGATCGCCGGTCCTGATTTTTCTATAGATGCTTTCACGGCTTTTCAGGCCAAGCACCTTGGCCGCCTGAGAAACGGTGATCAGCACTGAGATCGGTTGTCACACCTGTGTCACAGGCTATGGAGAGTGTGACAATGCCCAGGAATGGGTGGGGGGAGGTATTAGCCGCGAGGTATGGGGTCACACTTATTGCGAGCAATTCTCAACAGTTTTTTTGGGATTGCGTGGCTC